AAAAGGTGATCTTGGAAGAATTACAGCAAATGGTGAAACTAAAATATTTGGTGTGTTTGAAGCCGTAACAGTTTCTACAACTTTCGTAACTGCATTTACATATGATGTACTTACACAAGCTGTATATTTTCAAAATGTTAATTTAGGTTCTAATTTTACAGTTAATTTTAGAGGAAATGCTTCAACTACTTTAAACTCGGCTCTAGCAACAGGTGAGTCTGTAACAGCTGCACTAATTACGAAACAAGCTAACACAACATTTTTTAACACATCTGTATTAACAGTTGATGGTACATCAACAGGAGTTACAGTGGTTTATCAAGGTGGAACTGCTCCAACAACTGGAAATGCTTCATCTAATGATGTCTACACTTACACAGCAATTAAAACAGCGGCATCAACTTACACAATATTAGCGTCGCAAACTCAATTTAAATAAGGAGTAGAAAGAATGCCTTTAAACTCAACACGTGGAGCTGGATCAGCAAAAGGATTTGGATTTACAGCAGCTGGTATTACACCCGTTGATTTTGATTATTTAGTAGTAGCAGGTGGTGGAGGAGGATTTTCAGGTCTCGGTGGCGGAGGAGGTGCTGGTGGATTTAGAACATCTTTTCCAGGGGGAACAAAAACAACAATAAATCAAAAAATTACAACAATTACAGTAGGAGCAGGTGGAGCATCCTCTCCACAACCATCTCCAGGTGCTGCTTTTATAGCGGGTCATGGTGAAAATTCTTCTATTGGTTCAAATATAATTTCTGCAGGTGGGGGAGTAATGAATACAGCTCAGGCTTACGGACCTCCAGGAGCTAGTCCAGATAATGCTTCTGTTAGAGATGGTGGAAGTGGTGCAGGTCAAAGTCATCAACAAACAGACTATACAGGTCTAGGAAATGTTCCCCCAGTAAGTCCTTCACAAGGAAACCCAGGTGGGCCAGGAGGTGGATCATTTGGATCATCGGGTGGTGGCGGAGCAGGTGGAGCTGGAGTTAATGGAGAAGGATCTAGTCCAAACCCAAGCAATTCTGGACCAGGTGGGCCAGGTGTTTCAAATAGTATTTCAGGATCTCCAGTAACTTATGCTGGTGGTGGCGGTGGTGGTGGTTATGTACAATCTGCAGGATCAGGAGGGCCTGGTGGAGGAGGAGCAGGTGGACCTTATAATGGAGGTAATGTAAGTAATGGAACAGCGGGAACAGCTAACACAGGTGGAGGCGGAGGAGCTCCAGGACCAGGTGGAAACACCGATCAAGCAGGTGGTTCTGGAATAATTTTTTTAAGAGTTCCTACTGCTAATGCACCGGTATCTTTAGCTGTGAGTCCAGGAACAAATACAATTACAACAGATGGATCGGATAAAGTTCTTACTTTTACAGTATCTGGAACATTAACAATTTAATATATGGCTCATTTCGCTGAATTAGATTCAAATAATATAGTTATAAGAACAGTAGTAGCTTGTAATCAAGATATTGCTAATAATGGTGGAGAACAGTCTTTAGAAGCAGCTAAACATTTTGAAAGTGTTGTTCCATTATCTTCTAACGGAATTAAATGGGTTCAAACATCTTATAACAATAATTTTAGAAGAAAATTTGCAGGTAAAGGAGATTATTATAATGAACAAAATGATATATTTTATAATAATGTTAAACCCCATGCTTCATGGACATTAGATTCTAATTTTAATTGGGTAGCACCTACTTTAAAACCTTCTATTGTAAAATGCCCTTTAAATGATGATCCTTTAATAATTTCATGGAATGAATCTATATTAAAATGGGTTGGTTTTGGTTATGATAATCAGCTTAATAAAGTTGATTTTACATGGAATTCTAATACTCAAAATTGGGATCAAGTATAGGTACTTTACAAGTAAAGTATAATTTTATATAAAGAAAGAATATAGAATAAAATATGAATTTAAAAAATTATTACTGGTATTTTGAAAAAGCATTATCCACTGAATTTTGTGATAAAGTTATTAAACTTGGTAAATCTTTACAAAGAAAAAAAGCATTAACTGGAACTGCTAATAAATATACAAAAGAAGTTCAAAAAATAAGAAAATCAAATGTTGCTTGGTTAAATGAACAATGGATTTATAAAGAAATTCAACCATTTATTCAAACAGCAAATATAAATGCTGGTTGGAATTTTCAATGGGATTTTTCTGAAAGTTGTCAATTTACTGAATATAAAAAAAATCAATTTTATGATTGGCATTGTGATAGTTGGGATAGTCCATACAACGACCCTAAAAATGTAAGTGTACATAATAAAATTAGAAAATTATCTGTAACATGTTCTTTATCCAATCCTGAAGAATATAAAGGAGGAGAATTAGAATTTGATTTTAGAAATAAATCCGATGGAAAAATTAATATAGTTAAGTGTAAAGAAATCCTTCCAAAAGGATCTATTGTTGTATTTCCAAGTCACGTATGGCATCGTGTAGCACCTGTAACAAAAGGAACAAGGTATTCATTAGTAATATGGAATTTAGGAAATTCTTTTATATAATAAAATGAACTTTAAAAAAGATAAATATTTAATTATTAAAAAAGCAATATCAAAAGAACTTGCTTATTTTTGTTATAATTATTTTATAATAAAAAGAAAAGTTTATGATACTTTATATCAATCAAAATATGTAGATAAGAGCAATATAGATTGGGGAACTTGGTTTGATCCACAAGTTCCAAATACATATTCTCATTATTCCGACATTGTAATGGAAACATTATTACTTAAATTAAAACCTTTAGTTGAAAAAAAAATTAAATTAAAATTAATAGAAAATTATTCTTACGCTAGAGTTTATAAAGAAGGAGATGTACTTGATCGTCATAAAGATAGATTTAGTTGTGAAATATCTACGACTTTAAATTTAGGAGGTAATATTTGGCCTATATTTATAGATTTAAATCCTAAAAATGGATTTCATGAAAAGGATAAATATGTTCCTGGAAAATCAAAAGGAATAAAAATAATTTTAAATCCAGGAGATATGTTAATATACAGAGGATGTGAATTAGAACATTGGCGAAATAAATTTGACGGAAATAATTGTGCCCAAGTATTTTTACATTATAATGATGCTTCTATAAAAGACGCGGAAAAAAACAAATTTGATAAAAGACCTCATTTAGGACTACCTTCGGGATTCAGAGGTAAAAATATATGATAAATAATGATATAAAAATAAAAGAGTTAGAAGAACAAATAAAAAAATTAGAAGAACAACTAAAATCTGAAACGGTTCTTAGAAAGTCTGAAGTTTTAATGAATAGTGATTTAAAAGATTATAATCAAAAACTTGAAATTCAAATTGAAAAATTATTTGAAATTAATCAGGAATTTTTGACAAAAATTGTTTATTTAAATAAAGTTATAAAACATTTATTTAAACATAATGCCTAATACTTTAAATGTTAAAGTATTTCCTACTTTAATAAAGTATGTCAGTAATTTTTTAAATGAAAAAGAATTAAATAAAATTATAGAAATAACTTTAAATAAAAAATTATCTCCCCATTTATCTTTAAAAGGAAAAGCAACGTCAACGCATGGATTAAATAGTGATGTTTTATCTAATATTGATAAAAATATTATAGAAAAAATAAAAAATAAAATTAATGAATACGCTATAGATTACGGTGTTAGAAACTTAAAATTAGATAATTCTTGGATAAATATTCAAAATAAAAACAGTATTTTAAATAAACATTCTCATCCAGATAGTATTGTGTCAGGGGCTCTTTATTTAAAAGTAGATAAAAATAGTAGTAAAATATATTTTTACAATCCAAATACCTATCTTACTTTTGTAAATGTTTTTAAACAAACTGAATTTAGTTGCGAGAATTATTATTTTATACCACAAATAGGTGATTTAATTCTTTTTCCAAGTTGGTTAATGCATGGATCTAATGAAGAAAAAAATAATTCTACAGAAAGAATAGTATTAAGTTTTAATACTTTATACTTATGAAAAAAGAAATTCCTAAATTTAATTATTGGTATTGGAATAATAAAATAGATAAAAAAAATATATTAAAAATAAACAATTTTATTGAAAAAAATTTCAATTTTATTGAAAAAAAAGAATCTATTGCTAAAGATTTAAATAATAATGATAAAAAAAATGCAATCGTTAAAAGTATTTATTTTTTTAAAATAAAACATCTATTAAATAATATAATAAATGAATGTGTTCACGCTGCTCAACATAATTTTGGATATGATATATTTTATCCATCTGACTTTGACGGATGCAATTTAAATATATATTCTGATAAAAATTTAGGAAAATATGATTGGCATACAGATGGAACTGATAATCCTTTAACAGATTTAAAACTTACAATTTTAATAAATTTATCTTTAAAAAAATATGAAGGAGGATCTTTTTATTTATTTCATAATAACGAAATGGAAGTTAAAGAATTAAACAATCCTGGAAATATTGTAATGTTTAAATCAGCTATAAATCATAAAGTAACACCTATAACAAAAGGAGAAAGAAGAACTTTAGCTATTTTTTTGTACGGCCCTGCTTTTAGATAAAAATTAAAATGAGGTTCATAGATCAATTAATTAATCCTATTGAGCCAACAATTAAACAAAAAAAAGAAGAGTTATGGGACGTTTCTGGTATTTTAAAAGATAGATCTAATCAAGAATTTAAATTTGATTTAAGGCCTTTAAATAAAGATTTATCTAAAAAAGGTTCATTTAAAACTAAAGCTGATAAAATGGTATTTGAAACAGTATCGGAATGGATACTTGTTGATATAGAAGAATTACATAACTATATTAAACAACATGAATTAAAGATTGTTGAATTAGAGCAATTGATATCTAAGCTAGATTGGAATATAATACTTCCAAAAAAATAGTGCATTTACTAATATAATCTATATAAAGGAAGGCTTATGCCTTTACAGAAGATACAATTTAAGCCAGGATTCAACAAACAACAAACTGCAACCGGAGCCGAAGGGCAATGGATTGATGGTGATTTTGTAAGGTTTCGTTATGGAGAACCTGA